TTTCGGTGTTGGAACAGCGGCGCAACAGCCCTTGAGACATCAATCGCCTGGTCTATCCGGCCTGGGGTTTCACCGCTGGTTTGAGACAGTGCTTCAGAGACGACTGCGGTGAATTGTGCCTCAGTGAAGCCGCGAGGGGTTTGACGCGTCAGGGCTTTCAGTCGCTGCCGTTCAGCGGGACTGAAGTCCCCCATGGCGTTGCCAAGTTCCTCATCTGCTCTCGCCAGCGTGATGTCCGCAAAGGCGGCCCGCTCGCCAATCTCCATCTGGCGTTGGAATGCTCGGACCGCCAGGTCGATACCTTTACTCAATCCGATATAAGCCGTCGCCGCGCGGCCAACACTCGATACCCAACTATTTGTGGAACGCGCCCCAACGTTGCCCATCTTGTTCAGCTGGCTGGTCAGCTTGGCGTTTCGTGTCTCGAGCGAAATGACACGATTTTGGACCCGCGCAAAGGCATTCTCCAGGCGATTGAATCGCGCGTTGGCCTGCAGATTTACGGATCCGGCTGAACTCATGTTATCTCGGCGGCGATCAGGAACGCCGCATGCGTGGGTTGGTAGTTAGGGTGGCGACCTAAGATCCAGCAGTAGCACTCTCTAAGTCGGTGACTGGGACTTCCTCCGTGTTTTTTTTTGCATGCTCAATGTAAAGTTCCCAGTCGCAACACGCCTGCAGGATGCCAGCGATCAGGTTGGTGTCGATCCCGACCCCGGCTTCGTGCAGCGCCCGCACCTCGGTCTTTCCGATCCGGTAATTGATTCCGAGCATTTCGACGGCCAGGTTGACCGCCTCGGTCTCGGATAGCGTGGCAATTCCAGCCAGGTGATCTAATGCCTTTCCGGCCTGGTCCCATAGCTTTTGATTGTCGGGTGTGATGTGGGATTGGAGGTTGCCGTCTTCGTCGTACGTGTAGCTGACCGGCAGCTGACAGCGGCGGCGATCGAGGCTGTGGACTGCCGGTACCTCCCAGCGTGTGCCATTACCAGCCTTCACGGTGTAGAACCGCATCATGGGATGCTTCTCAAGCCAAGAAGGATGGGGCGGGTCTTCCGTAACCCACCCAATCCAGTACGAGCCGTCCGAATTGGCAGGAATCCATGTCTGCTTTTGTGCGTCGAACAGGATCGACGCCGGAGGCTCGTTGTCCGCTGATCGTTTGGGGATCAGGATCAGACCAGTCAGGCTTTCTGGTCCTTCGGTCTGGTGTGCAATCGTTTCTTCTGGGACTTTTTGTCGGTCCGCAAAGATTTCACGCAGCGGGAGCGGTAGCTTCTCCAGATTCAGAGTCGCCACTTTGTTGGGGAGAATGTCGCCAGCCGTCTTGGTTGGCACGAAGTAAAGGAATCCAGACATCGTTCGCCTTTCACGGGAGTTCGCCCTTGGGTACGCGCGGCTTGTTGGCGCGCGTGGTCGCCACTTTTCTCAAAGCGGCTACTTTTCGCATCGCTGCCGTCAGTTCTTCCCGGCTGATCGGCAGAGGAGTGAATGGCTCGAGCAGATCCGAGTCCAGGCTGGACGCGTAATCATTACAGTAGGCTGGGTTTGCACCGAGGAGATCAGCCATTGCTTTGGCGACATCGGACTTAGCCGCGGCCGTGAACCGTGGCGTATCATTCTCGACTTTCGCCTCATCAAACATATCCATGTCCATCCTCTTTCCGGCGCCGTAAACTTCAGCCGTGTTTTTTCTCATGTTTATGGAAGTGTGCTGGACGCCGTGTTAATGACGTGTGTACGGTAGGTCGCGTCCCCAGAGTCCATGTTTGGCATCAACTCGATTGTGACGTCACTGGGGCTGCCATCGACCTTGGAGACATTCATCAGCCCAGGTTTGATGGCAAAATGAATATGCTCCAGCTCGCCAGCCGTGTACTGCATTTCGTCATCTTTGGCTCGAATCAGGTAGGCGTCGCAAGCCGTATATGCCTTGCCGCCAAACTGCCAGTGCGTCGCGATCTCGCTCATGGCGTTCGTCCGGATCGTCAGCATCGGTGCATACGTATCGACCGCTACGTAGCCGGGTGACTTCTCGTTTTTGCTGGCCACTTTTTTGATCTCAACCCGGTTGTCGTAGGTCCATTCCTGGATGCCCACGACCTCGGTCCCCTCGATGCGGACCAGGCCGAGCGTGTAGATGTTGTCGCAAGCGTGGGCTGGCAAGACCGCGGTACCTGTCCACACCATCGGGTCAACAGCCGACGACTGCCGGCCGATGATCAAGCGAAAGTCGATCTCGGCATTCTGACCCTGACGGGCAGTGATGCGATCCCAGACCAGCATGGCGGCATTGGCGACCGTCGCGCTGTAGTGAGTGGCTGTCGCCGAGGCGGTCCGCATGCCGAATGGCGTGCCTTGCTGGTAATACATGATCGCGTTGCCAGCCGCCAGCGATGCACATACGTGGCGACCATTGGCGTCCGCGATGATCGCGTCGAGGACCGCCTTGATCGACGGAGATTGAAACCGCTTCTCGGGATTGGCGGATTGGTTGCTGGTGTGGCACGGGGCTGGTTGTCCGCCAGCTCGCTCCTGTCGCACCTCGTACGCCATGTCGGAATCGGCCGACGACAGTCGACGAACGAATGCGCCATTCAAGTCCAAGGCGTGCGGATAAAACAAATTGTCGAGTGCCATTGCTAAGTTCCTTACGGTTGTTTGCGACGGATGCGGAACGCGGCACTACCAAGTATCCGGACGCCCCGATAGAAGTTTTTCGCCCACACCGAGTTGAGCTGTTGTTTTTCCGCGGTGGTCACCGTCTGAAGTTCACGAGCCTGGTTCGGCCGCCCGCTTTTCCGCCGCACCGACACGTATCGCGGCACGATAACGCGCGCGACAGCTTTGCCTGGCGTGGCAAAGATTGGCACCGGCTTGATAGCGGACCGCTCGGTGGCACCGCTCCGCACCAGTGACACAGTGCCACCCTTGATCACGGTGTCGTCCACGGTCACGCCATTGATCGTGTAGGTTTTGCCCTGCGCCAAGCCTTCCTTGATCGCCTTGTACGGTTCTTTTCGCGCCTGGTAGCGATACCGCGTGGCTGCCGAATGTTCGAAGTGCTTTTTGATGAACTGACGGTGCCAAAACCGTACCGCGGCGCGGTTGCTGTCGGTGAGCAGCAGGTTCTTCGCCCGAGACGACATGGGCGTGCCCCGACGAGCGAACTCGGCGAAGAAACCCGTATAGTCCCAGGTGAAGTTGACTTCTGCTGCCATTATTCCGTGATCGTGAGGCTAAACGCCGCACCCCAAAAATCGTGATCTGGGTTCCGTTCGCTTCGCGGAACCCGCGATGGTTCGACGACCGACCGCAACTCGAAACTTGGGAGGTCCTCGTAAGGACCTCCGTTGGTGATCGCTTCGACCAGCAAGTCGCCGCAGAAGTTGGCGAACTCCACCCAGCCGTCGTTGTGGTTGGCTGCCGTGTGGTCCATCGACAGATAGACGCTCAACGCGCTGCCGGAAGATCGGTAGCAACGCAGGCCGTTGTCGTGCAGCACGAGCTGTGGCATGTTCACGATCGCGAACGGTCGATGCAGGTGGAATTCCTCGAACAGCACGTCCTCGACCGACCAGGCGTGCAGCTTGACCCATTCTTCCGCCGCCGTGGCATTGCCCACGGTGTTGGTCGCCGCCTGGAACACAGCCGTCGCGGCGATTGCTTTTTGCAACGCTACAGTAACGACGGAGATGGGTCCTGACGGTGCTGGCATTTAGTCCCTCGGAACTCCCTGGTCTGGCCGCGCTCGCCGCCGAAACTCGAGCCGCCACTTGTATTGGTGGTTTTCCCGGATGATTCCTGTGAACGTGTATGGCTCCTGCCTGGCGTCGACAACCGCTCTGCGAACGATTCGGTCGCCGATCCGGGCCTGGTCGATGCCGCCTCGCAGTCGTCCATCGCTGCCGGTCGCGGATGGATTTTTGGAGGCCAAGACCACCAGCTGATCCATCTGTTCACCCGTCTGCGTGTCGATCACCTGATAGTCCGACTCAGGTTCGAGATGGACCACAATGTCCCGCGGCGTCCCGCCGACAGGAGTGAATTCGACGAGTTCTGCGAAATTCGCAGGGTTGAGGAACGTGTCCACAAACACCTGCTCTCGGATTCCGCGAAACGTCAACGTCATCGGTTCACCTCTTGCGCTCACCCGACCCTGGGTCGGTGGCCGGGGGGAGCCCGGTACTGCCCCGACCCAGGGAATGGGCGAACGGTTTGCTTAACGGATCGCGTACTGGATGCAGATCTCTCGGACGTGAATGTCCAAAGTTGCATCGCTGACCAGCACCAACGGTTGGAGCTGAGCCGTGTACGAATCCATGTCGAGATGGGCAGAGGTTTTGACCTTGCGCAAATACTCGTCTGCATTCCCGACCGATGCCACGACGGACGATCGACCCGACGTGCTTTGGCCAGGCGGCGAAACCGTGACGTGGTTTTCCCACAAATCCAAAACAATCCTCTTCCAGGCCGTACCTAGCACTTCCCCCGAGTCCATGTACCCGGTGTCGTTAGCGCCAGCGATGGCTCGTGCCTTGATGGCGCCACCAGCAGCGGCACCATCCAGCCAGAGACCCACCGCATTGGCCAGACTGTCTGGATCATTGTCGGGGGATGTGGCTGGCTTGTCGGCCAGGCCGAAGAATGCTTTGAGTCCACTTGGTGCCGCCGCCGAAGCTTTCACCAGGAACTCAACGCGCTTGATGTCGGCCGCCAAAAAGCCGGCAACATTGGTGACGTCGAACCCAAGGGCCGCGTCATTCGTGAGCTTGACGTAATCGGTGACCTGTGTCACGGAACCGCCCGCACCGCTGCGATTGGCGAACATGTTGGTTAGGACCTGAGGGTTCGCAAAGTCGTACTGTTGCGCCCTCGTTGCGTGTGAAGCCATGATCTACTCTCCAAAAACGTGGTTGATTTTTCAAAAAGGAAAAGCACTGGCCTGGCCGGTTCCCGCCAGAAAACCAGGCCAGTGCGAAAGGAGGCCGTGACCGCCTTAGACGCCTGGGTTCTTGACAGCACCCCTCCACGAGATTGCGGCTGCCGTGAATCGAGCCTCGAGGCTGTACCAGCGAGTGCCCTTTCCGTTTTCGTACCACGTCGTCCTTCTGCCGCCAGAACCGTAACCTCGCATGTGAGCGTAGGCGATCGTGGCGATCAGATTGGGATCAACCAGCGTGTACCATTCCGTCGCACTGAACGCGTCCAGCCGCGACGTGATGATCGGGCTGATTTCGCCACGAACCGTGTTCACAGTCGCGTCGGTCTGAGCCACCTTGCTGTCGTAGACGCCCTTCATGAACACCTGCTTGGCAGCGTCCTCGTGCGCCGACGGATGCAGCGACAGGCTGGGAGGCTCGTCGATTGGCACTTCGGCGCCCTCGGCGTCGATGTGCGTCTGCAGCCGGTGCATTTTCCGCATCTCGCTTGCCTGTGCCGCGGACGGCGCGCCGCCCGAGGTGACCAGGTTGTTGTGGTTGGCGTGAAACAGTGGATCCCCGTCGATCATCAACACGTTGCCAGCCAGCAAGTTGAGGCAAAGCTTGTTGAGTGTCCGCTCAGCCGCGCCAGAAAGCTGCGACAGCTGACGAGCAAACCCGCCCAAATCGTCATTGGCCACCATGACGACTGTCAGCCCAACGCGGTTGGCGTATCGGTCGATCTGCATCCACGAAGCCAGCTCCGAATCGAACTTCTTTTGTTCCGGCATTTGGTCGTCGCCGAGCCTGTCCAATTCGTTAAAGATTCCTGTGTCGATGATGGCCTTCGGTTTGAAGTCCGGAAGGTCCGGCAACCGAGCAGACCAACTCTGGTACTGCACATTCGCCGTCGGATACGGGCGATTCAGTGCCTTGTTGGCCAGGTTACTCAACAGGTTCGGATGGGCTCCGGGGTGATTGATGCTGCCACCAGCGTCCGCTGAAATCGCCGCCTCGTCGACGCCGTTCATCTTCAGCCAGTTCAGTGCATCGGTTTCCTCATTGCCGCTTGGACGGATGCCTGCTGCCTGCAATTCGATGCGGGCCAGGTCGACCGATCGAGCGTTACGCAACGAACCGCCGTAATCCCGGATCACCTTTTGATCCGCGGTGGCCGCCAGAGACCCGCCCGCGGCGGCAATGCAAATCTCGGTCGCCGCCTCCACGAATTTGTCGGACTGGCTGGGACCGAACGTGATGTCGTCGCCGCTGGCGACACGGTTTAATGGGGTCTGTCGGCTCGACAGCTTTTGCACCCACGACTCGGAAACAGACTCGAGTGATCGGCCGCTGTTGATGGCTTCCTCGACATCCGCTTCCTGCATCCCAAGTGCTTCTGCTCGGGCTTCGATTTGCTTGATGCGGTTTCGCTCTTCGAGGATCCCACGACGCGCGGCGGCTTTGACGTCCGCCTCGGTCGAGTCGCTTGTTTCGGCGCCGTCGTTTGCACCGCCAATGGCGGAAACCACCAGCGGTTCGAGAGGTGCGCCAACCGGTGTGTCGGTGGCGTTGATTGCCACCAAGGCTGCGGCTTCGTCCGCGGCTTCGTAGTTGGCCGAAGTGTTCGTCTGGAACGCATGCAGCCGCAGCGCTGACTTGATGTGCCCGACGCACTCTTCGTCGGACGCTTCCATGGAATCGATCAAATCGCGAGCGAACAGCGCCGCCTTGATCTTTTGGGTAACCTTCATTTGTCGCTTCTCCAGTGAGGTCTCGACTGTTACAACGTCCGAGACAATTGACGATTGAGAACGGACACGTCCAGCGTTGCGCTCGCGTTCACGCTGCAGTACGTTCTCGAAGATGTCGACGCCGTCGATCATGCCGCGCGACTCGGCTTCGTCAGCCAAATACGTCGTGCCCTGTCCGAAGGTGTCGAGAACAGTCTGCTCCCCCACTTTTCGACCTCGCGCCGAGTCGGCAACGAAGTCACGATAGATCGCATTGACGCGCTCTTGCAGCACGTCGCTTGTTTGTTTGTTCAGGTCTTCGTACTGGTTGCCAGCCGCCTTAACGTCTCCGGCACGCATTACCGTGTACTTGAGTCCTGCCGTTTCGTTTGCAGCCTTGTCGCTGCGGTGGATCCAATACACGCCCAACGATCCAACGTCCGTACTACGCGACGCGTACACCTCTTGAGTTGCACACGCAATCCAAAACGCGCCGCTGGCACATGAATTGGTCCAGTGAGATACGGTTCGCTTTCCAGCAGCGGCTGCCGCAAACAATGCGTCCGCCACTTCGGGGACGTGGGATGCTGCGCCGCCGGGGGAATCGCCACGTATCAGAATGGTTTTGACCATGTCATTGGCCGTCGCAGCGCGAATTGCAGCCGCCAGCTTTTCGGTGGATGTCCCACCCGAAAATCGCATCATCAGGTTCATCCGCGGCGCGAGAGTGCCGAAACAGTTGAGAACCTGAACGCCGTCGACCAACGGCGGGTTCTCTCCGTTGTCGTCGGCCGCCTTCACTTCGAACGCCGCCCGAATCGAATCCTCCGTCAGATCCGCGGACGGATCAAATCGGTCCTCCAGAAACGACTGGATTTCTGACAGCTTGCCGGGTTCGAGTGCCCAGACCTCGTTGTACACGGCTTTGACCAAGTGCCGCTCCGTGTACTTTCGATCCTTCATTTTCTTAGTCATCATCGTCTCCGTTTTTCGCGTCCGCGCCCGTCTTCACCATCGAACTTGATTGTTCGACGATTCCGCCATTCCCCTTGGTCCAGTCCAGCACAACGCCCTGTTCTTCCGCGTAGCGGTTCACCTTCGCCATCGCCCGGATGTTGCGCTTCCAGTTTTGGCCGAGGCGGCCTGTCTCGTACGCGTAGGTGGTGCGGCCGGAACGCATGCGATCGATCGCCGCTTCGCCCTCGTCCTTCGGCTGAATGTCCGGATGCGCGCCAGCAACGTGATCGAGCTGGTTGAATCGGTGACGATTCTTCTTGTACTCCGTAGCGGTCACGGACTTGAACAGCCCGAGGCCGACAGACACCTCGATGTGCCGACGTCGGATTTTTCGTGCGATCTTGTGCGCCTGGTGTCGCTTTATTGGCGCCACCATCGCCTCGTCGTCGTTCTTCGCCGACTTGATGCTGCCGAAATTCGCCTTCTGCGGGTCGCCGAGAAGCGTGTTGAGTGACAGCTTCGAGCCCATGGCCTGCAGCGTGAACATCAGATCGATAAACGCTTGCGAGTCCGACACGTCAGCCTGGCTCTGCAGCAACTCGACCGAGTCGTTGAGTCCGACCTCGGCCACGAAAGGCCGCCCCAACTTCACGATCGGCACGCCAGTGTCTGAATCCTCGGCGTCAAGGCCTCCGCCGCCTTGCCCCTCAAACTTGGCCGACTTAACGACAAGAGCCACAAGAGCTGCCAGCGCTTTACTGCTTAAATGGTTTCCAAGAAAGTAGTCGATGTCTCGAGCGGACTGCACCATTGGCGCGAACCAGCTCATGCCACAGCGACCCGATGACCGCACCGGGATGTAGTTGTGGATGATCTGGTTCGCCGGAATGCGCGTGATGCTCGAGCTGGTCGTGTTGGTGTCGTACGGGTGGGCGTCGTAGAAGTGATACGCGACCTTAATGTTTCTTGAGTCGTATTCGATCCCGTTGCTGATCAGGTTTTGCCTGTCGCCGCGCGGCTGGTCACGCTCGCGGGCCAACTGCTCCCACTCAAGCATTTGATAAGCCAGCGGCGACGTGCGGTTCCGCATCGGCAGCATCACCTCTCGCAGGAAGTGGTTGCCGGCTTCGATCGTATCGCCGAGCGACAGCGACTGCATGTCGTAAAAGTGGTGATCCCCATCAGCGTCCGCTTCCTCCTCGATCCACCGCTCAAACCAAATATCCGATTCGTCGACGAATTCGGTCAGCTCTTCACCGTCAGGGGTCTGCGCGTCACTGAACGTTTGGATGCCTGTCCCGACGACCAACGTTTTCATCTGGGACAACGCCTTGCTGAGGATCGGATTATTCCGAACCGCGTCTCGCACCCTGGCAATCGCCAGGTCCCATGACTCTTCGATCGCCGACTCGCCGCTGCGGTGCTCTGGCTGCCACTCCGAATTCGTCTTGGTCACTCGGCCGACGTGATAGGCGGCCTTGCGGTCGATCGCGGTCGTGGTTGAGCTGCTCGCCGCGGGAGCGGTAAGGCCGACGATTTCCTCCGTCCAGTAGTCCATGCGACCCCCTTAGAATATTGGCCGAAACGCGTCTCGGCATGGCGGCGTCGTGCCGTTCACGGCGTGGATCGCGTCTTGGACCTGAGGGTCAGACAGACTTCTGAGAAGAGTCGCGAAGTCGCCAGGCGCCAACATCGTGGCTGCGTCCTCGCCTTCCTTGAACGACTTGATGCCGCCCAGGGCAGACTTCTGGATTTGGAACAGGACCGCCTGGTAGACGTCGTTGATCGACGCAGGCTCGAGAACCTGCGCGGGCTCCGGCTCGAGACCAGACCCGTAGCTGACACCGGAACCAGTGCCGTAGGAAATTGCGCCGGGGGTTGCTTCGCCATATGCAGTCATGCCCACATTTTTCAGGAAATCAAGGAAAACGTTCCTGTTTCCGTGTAAAACGTGGCATGCCGAAAATAAGCTTACGCAGCTGCTCTTGGGGTCCTGACGGAGCTTGATAGTGGCTGAGATGACAGATCAATCTCCCAGCCAATGTCTACCAATGCAGCTCGGTCTAGCCTTGAAAGCGGCTCACGCTTGCCGCTCGACAACCGAGAGTCCATGGCGGAATCCACCAGGTTAGGCGACCAGTGGCCCCACGACGGCGACAACGGAACCGGACCACCGAACTCGGAAGCAGCATTTTGCCCTGCGAACATTCCGTCGACGACCTGTGCGTCAAAGACCGCGGACGCACCAAATCCGAGCAGGTGCGTCATTTCATGGACGGCCACGGATCGGAAATCGAACCGGCTCATCGTGAGACCTGACGTTGTCTCGCCAAAATGCCACGGAATGTCTGTGTTGAATGCCAGCGACCCGCCCCACGGTGCCGGTTGGCCCTCGCCACGAGTCTCGACCCTCTTGATCCACTTGCCGTTGCCGCTGGCTGTGTAACCGCCAGGACCGCCTTCACCGAGAGACGACCCAAGGTCGCGTCCGCCCGCGTAGACCACCAGCTGATTGGATTCGATTTTTTGGTTTAACACGAACGTATCCGATCCGGTCGACGGATCAATGAAATGCGCTCGCCAGTTGTTGCGCTTCCTAGGACTGATCGATTGCAGCGTGTCGCTGAGCTGGGATACCACGCTATCCAATGCCGACTGCAGGGAGTCTCGGCGCTCCACGGAATCAAAGAATCCGTGTGAATCGTAGCTGTAATCAATCGAGACCGTGACGGCCAAAAGGTCTCGTTTCTCAAGCGACTCGTGCCTCATGCCACCATCTCCTGTAAGGAAGCCACAATTTTTTTCATCCTCAGACTCACATTCGCCCGAGTACATCCACGCTCCCTCGCGATATCCGCATAGCTCAGTCCGGCCAGTACACGACCGACAACATGCCGGTCGTCGTCCTTGAGCGTCGACAGCATCGACTCCAGGTCTATCCTGTCATCGACCGAGAGGATGCCGCCGACCACGTCCATCTCCGATATGCAACCTGACTCCTGTCGTGGCAGCTCGGTTCGCATAAAGTCCTTGCGAACGATCTTCAGCACCGACATTTTCTTCCACGCCTCAAGTTTCATTTCGTTAACGAGCGTGCGATGCAGGTACGCCACAAAACTGCCCTTGGCCTCGTCGTACTTCCTCTCGGCTAGGACGACGCAATAGTGTGCCGTCGCCTCCCTTTCATCAATCGAGTATTCCGGCATCCTGAAATTTCTGGCGGCAAATTTGGTTGCATATGGCAGCCATTGCAAAACTAATTCATGTCCGCGCATGGGTGTCACCCGAAAAGCCCGTGGAGAGAGGCGGCTCCAAACTGCGGTTGCTCACCCGCAACCACCCCCCTCCACCGGAACTACGCTTCAAATAGGCGATATTCGACCTCGCACGCCGCGGTGTCTGCCTTCAAAAAGAGAGACGTGACCGACGGATCGATCGGAACCAATGCCGCCTGCCCAGGCAACAGCTTGGCCCAGTAGACTCCCGTCGCGGTCCCGAGCTGCACAAAATTGGTTGCGTCCCGGTTTATCACGATGGCGTAGCCGTTTGTCGCGATATCGGCCGAAATGGCGATCGACTCCTCAGACGTGCCGATCGAATTCCGGCCGCCTTGCTCATGGGTCCCAGCCGGTGTGACGGCCAGCGCGTCGATTCCGAAACACTGATTCGGGTAGACGCCAGAATTTAGAATTTTAGCCGTGACTGCTAAGCCCATCATTCAGCTCCTGGATGCAGGTCGGCTCCCCCCTGCCCTAGCCCAAGGCTTGCACATCAATTTTCGCACAAGACGCGACCTAGCCGCAAGTGCCAACCTGGCCCCCCTGCTGCTGATGAACAAAAAAAATATTCATAAAGGCAGGTTTGACGCGATCGCTCGCAC